ACTAAATAATTTGCTATCACTACATAATCAGCTTCTTGAGCGATTGTTTGTGTGTATAGACTTTCGATTGTCCAAGTGTATGTTGTCATTATGCTAATAAGATTTTTTGTGCTACTCCGTTAATTATTACATTCCAAACTTTTGATGAAACATTTGTTTCTGTTACTACCGCTCCAGCGTTTGTTCCTGTGCTACCTACTACAAATTGATTTGCAGCAGTTGCAATAGCATCTTTACCTAAAATAACACTTCCACTAAAGTTACCTGTTTGAGTATTGTAACCTAAAGCACTATTATTTGAAGCAACCGTATTTAAACTTAATGCAACATCCCCAACCGCAGTATTATTTACACCTGTTGTGTTTAAAGACAAAGAGTTAAACCCGATTGCAGTATTTGAAGAACCTGTGTTAGCTTTTAATGCTCTATAACCAACTGCCGTTATTTCTACTCCACTTATGTTAGTTGAAGCTGCCTCAAATCCTACTGCGGTGTTATTAGATGCGGTGTTGTTTAACAAAGCACTTGAACCAACCGCCGTATTTGCAGAACCTGTGTTTGTAAATAAAGCACTTGTTCCAACAGCCGTATTGTTATTACCTACAATATTTGTAAATAATGCAGCTTGACCAATAGCAGTATTTGTTATACCTGTTGTGTTTGCAGTTAATGCTCTATCTCCTAATGCGGTATTATTTGTTCCTGTTGAATTAACAAGTAAAGTTTGAAAACCAACAGCAGTATTATTTCCGCCTGTTGATGCTTTTAAAGATTGATAACCGATTGCCGTTATATTTGTACCACTTGTATTTGTAGTAGCAGCCTCAAAACCAACTGCGGTATTGTTAGATGCCGTATTGTTAAGTAAAGCAGCAGCACCCAAAGCGGTATTATTTAATCCAACAGAATTAAAATATAATGCTTGATAACCAAGACCAGTATTGTTTGAACCCGTTGTATTTGTAAATAAAGCTGCCCTACCAATAGCAGTATTTTGCGACCCAGTATTATTTGCTGACAAAGAACTTACACCAACTGATGTGTTTTGAGAACCTGTTGTGTTTACAGTTAAAGCATTTACACCTACCGCAGTATTAGTTGCACCCGTTGTATTTGCGTTTAAAGCACTTGCTCCTACCGCAGTATTTGTTGCAATACTTCCTGCACCTCTACCTACTTTTACTCCGTTGATTGTTGCATCTGCCGTAAAAGTTGCTGCACCTGTTGCACCTGCAAATGATACAAAATTAGTACCAGAAACACCACCATATCTTATAGAAAAATTATTTGCTCCATCTACTGATAAAACACCACCACCAGCATCTGTAAAAAATCTTGATGTTGTAACACCTCCAAAAGTATTTTGAAATTGTGAGCCATTTGATGTTAAATTTACATTTGCTAAAAATGTTGCATTTCCACTAACTCTTGAAGTTCCTACTACATCTAACTTAAAAGTTGAACTTGTGGTTGTACCAATTAATAATTGACCACTTGCATCTAATCTCATTTGCTCTTGTGAAGCTATTGAAGTTGAACCTGTCTTTGTATAGAAAGCTAAATAACCAGCTTCAGCATTATTTGTTGTTGATGTTGTAACCCCTAAAATTCTACTTATAATAGTTGGCGAATCAGTTGTATTATTTACACCAAAATTTATACCACTAATGTTTGTTCCTGCTTGTGAGCCTACATAAGAATTACCTGCAAAAACTGCTGACTTTTGAGAAATACTACCGCCACCAAAGTTCCCATATGCAAACCAATCAAATCTTATTGTATTTATACCTACATTCGTACCATTATCAAATATTAAAGAATTACCTAAAGCACTTGCTCCTGTAAACTTTGGTAAGTAATTAGTTGTTCCTGTGCCTGTGATAGGATTTGTTAAAGCGTTTTGCTTGTTATTAAATGTAGTCCAATCAGCACTACTTAAAGCACCTCTATTAGAAGCTGAAGCCGTTGGTAAGTTAAAAGTATGCGTAGAAGTAGCAGAAGAAATACCAAAGTCAGTTCCACTCGTTCCTGTTGCAAAAGTTTGAACTTGATTAGTTAAACCATTTAAGGCTGTTAATCCAGTAGAAAATGTTGTTATTGCTTGACATAAATGTCCGTTTTGTGTATGAAGTGTAATAGTTCTACTACTATTATTCACAAATACTCTAACAGCTAATCTATCAGTTACAGTTAATGCTGTTGTAGGAACAGCTAAAGCAGTAGTATATAAATCAATAGCAGTACCACCAGTAATTGATTCTGGAACAGCAGAGCCACTTGAAATTAAAGTAAGCGTAGCACCATCATATTTATATAATTCTAAATAAAAACTTGGACTACCACCACCAGAACTTGCAGAAAACCACATTTCAAAGTTCCAATTACCAGCTGGTATAGTTAATAAAGCTGGGTCGTTTGCATCTGTTACAAATTGAGCAACATAGCCATTTGTATTAATGTTAAAATCAGCACCAACTCCTATAACAGCAGTTGTACTCATTTCATAATAAGTGTTCCCACCTATTGTTCCTTGAGAAGTACCTCCGTTAAAATAATAACTTACCGAAGAACCACCACCAGTTGAAGTAGGGAAAGCAGCTAAAGTACCATCTCCTCTAACATATTGAGAAGCAACACCAGCACCAGTTACTGCAAGTGTTCCATTTGAAGTCAAAGGGCTATTAGTAACAGTAAAAGCTGAAGGCATACTTAAACCAACCGAAGTTAATCCAGTATCAGCATCACTCCAAGAAGCCGTTACCGTTCCACCATCTTGCTGATTTAAAGTTAAAGTTTTAGTAGAAGTACCCGTTACACCAGCACTAACTATTGAATCGCTATAAGCAGTATTCCAATTTGTTGAATTGTCAGTTAAGTAACTTATTGTTCCACCAGTTGATTTTACAATACCAGTTCCAGATAAAGCATTTTGTTTAGCAGTAAATGTATTCCAATCAGCAGAACTCAAATAACCGTTAGTAGTTGTATTTGATTGAGATATAGTAAATACCCCAGTAGTGTTATTATAAGATAAAGGTGTTGTAGCAGATAAGCTACCTAAACTAATAGGTGCAACAGTTTGATTTAAACTCCATCTAATAGTATCAGTAATAACATCATAATTGATTGTTACAAGTGGATTAGCAGCATCAAAAGCTAAATAACCAATAGCATCAATTCCTACTGCTTGAACTAATAATGGAGAAACTCCAGAAGTAGAATCAGTAATTTTGTAGAATGTGCCTATAATAAGGTCATCTGCTGCAATAGAAGCAATCAAGTTAGCATAAGTTATACTTTCTGCTGTATTAACAATAGAAGGTAAGTCTTTTGCTCTTACTTTTTTATATTTTAAAAATCCATTTACATCTACATCATTAGAATCTGCAATCAAAAATATATCATTATCTGATACGATTGATTTTTGTGGATATTGTTGTATTCTTACATCTGCCATTTCTATGCTCTTAATTTGTTATTTCTTGAATCTACTACTTTATCTGCATCCTCATCAATGATTACTCCACCACAATAATCAAACATACACTCTTTAGTTGTTTGAACATTTATCTCTATGTCCATTGATAAGTAAACATATTCTGGTTTAAATATAGCATCCATACCATTAAATTCTGAATCAAGAACTTTTTGTGAATCTGTACTATATTCTCCTACTACAAAGGTAGCTCTTTTTGCGTTTAATTCCGTTCTAAGACCATTAATATCCTCAAATAATTTTGCTATATAAAAAGCCAAGTCATCCCCAGCATAATTGTCATCACACTTCAATTTAGCCTTCTTAATCGAACAAATAAACTTCAATGGGACTGTGACAGTAACTGGTACTTCACAAGGCTTTAAAGAAGGGAAACTGCCATCAGAAAAGCTTACATTACCATTCTTTCTAAAATAAGAAACTCCAAACCATTTATTGGGTTGGAAGTCAAGCTTATATTTACCATCAGTTTCGTAAAATAAAGGGAATACCCTACCATCTCTTTCTATTAACTCGGTTAATCCGTAGTTTCTTTGGAAGATAGTTTCAGCATCCAGCTTATTTTGCATATATCTTACTATCGTTTGTATCATTTTGCTAAAGCTAATCTAAATTCTTTTTCTAATATCTCGTGGTAAAATTTAACCTCTCGCCCAGTTAAGTCAATTATCTTACCATATCTTTTTTCTAAAGACTGAACCTTATCAATGTTTTCTTGGTTTTTAAGAGTAACAATGTATCTATGGTTATCAACCTTAATAGGTTTATTATTTGCTAAGTTAGTTGTAGCTTTACTTATAGTAGCGTTAGCTAAATCCCCTTGTAATCGGTTATTAAGCCTTATATTAACAAAGCCAGTTTCTCTACCCATAGCCCTTCTAAATGCCTTATAACTTGGGTAATAAGCTGTTTCTGGATTCTTTTCTGTACTCTTAAAAGTAACTCCAGTCTTGTTCTTATAAGATTTGCCTTTAATAGCTTGTGGCTTACCACCTAACTTAACTGCTTTAGGAGCATCTTCTGGCCTAATGTAAACTGGGGTTGTACTATTGTAATCCCCAATCTTAAAACCATAAGTGTTTTGCCCCTTCTCAAATATTCTTTCAATCCTTTGCTGATTAACAGAATAGACAGCCAACTGCATAATCTTATCAGACTTTAAAGCCTTGATTTGATTCCTTAGTTTGGTTTGGTAGTCTGCTACTGTCATCAGTTTAATATTATTTTAATTGTTACTAATTGTTGGATAAACTCATCTCCTTCAATCCAAAAGCTTGAAATGAAGAATGTTTCATATATGCCATCTATCTCGCTGTAAATCAACTTGGCAAGATTGTTTTGTTCATTCTTAACCTATTGCAAGAAAAACAAACATCATATGAAGGTATCTTTAAGTTTTTTACCCCAGCTTCTAATCTATTATTGTACTCAAATTCGTAATATTCCATCTTGCTCCTTAATCTATCTCTATCAATATTAGCACTTGAGAATGAATTGCTCATTAAATCTGCATATTGAGTAATCAAATAAGCAGTTTTGTATAACATTGCACTCACAAAGAAGTTAGCATTACTGCAAATCCAAGCTTCGTGGTCGCATTGTAATGAATAAACAACAGAAATACCACCAGTATCACTATTGCCATTCAAATATGCTTGTGTTTTAGGGTCAGTATTTACAAAGGTTACACCAGTAGAGTAAACATATTTGTTTTGCATATAAGCACCACCTCTATTACAAGTTACGCATCCAGAGTTTAAGAAACTTGAAGCATAAGATTGAAAAGAAGAAGCATCATAAATAAACACAATGTTTAAGTCTTGGCTTGAGCTTTTGTAAACTTTATTGATTGTAGTTTGAACTATTTGATTAGCAACCGAAGCCACTACAATAGTATCTAATAATACACCTTGTGTAAGGTCATATACTTTTAAATCAACATTACCAGTATAATTCCAGTAAGTTTGTACGGTAGAAACATAACATTTAGCAAAGGTTGTATCATTCCAAATTCTCATTTGAATACCCTTTGAACTACCAGCAATGGCTGGAACAATAGTTGGTGTTTCGTTAAATTGCCCTAATCTTACAGATTCTAATATTGATGTAACATTAAACTTGGCTGTAAACTTAGAATAAATATCACTTTTAATTTGGTCTTGAGCCAAAGAAATCTTATCTAACACAAAAGAATCTACATCAGCATAATCTTCATTGATTATATCCTCTATAAATTCTCTGCTAATACCAAGTGTGTTTAAATATAAACCATCAGATGGTAATGCACTCTCTCCACAAGAGCCTTTTAATCCTATAAGATTGTCAAAACAAGCCATATTAAAAAAAATAAAGGTAGGGGGTTTTAGCCCCCCACCAATGAATGAAAATTATGAATTTGTAACTTTGATTTTCGCCATGTAGTTTACACCACTCATGAAATCGCCTTGAGCATAAATGTCCAAAGGTAATCCAACAAGTTTTGTAGTTGCTACAAGTGAAACCGAAACTGTACCACAGCTATCAGAAACTGTTAAATCCATAGGGATTCCAGTTCTTGGAGAGCGAATTACAGTTGAAATGTAGTTACCAGCATCACGATAAGGAAGTGGCATACCTTCTTTCCAAGGGCTACGAGTGTAGTTTAACAAAGTTAATGAACCAGCTTGAATTGCAACAGCATTATCCGTTCCAAAAATCGCTTCGATTCTTCTGTCATAAGCTACCGCTTTGCCGTATTGGTTGAAGATAGTCGCAACATCAATACCTTGTTGTGTGCAACATCCCGCAGATGAAGTTGCTCTGTAATACTCAGCAAGAGTAGAACCAGCAAAAATCATTGATTCGTTGCAATAACCAGTCTTTTGCATTGCAAAGTCAACCTTTGCAGTTGTTTGTGGGTCAATCATAGTTGAACCAGCTTGTAATGTATTTACTACAAACTCATTAGATGCGTTCATAGTTACATTTGAAGCCCATTTACCTATTAAAGAAGCTAAGTCAGCAGTATGCTCAGTAGCTAATTTACGGTCTAAAGCATCAACTAAATCTGCTAATCTACGAACAAAATATGTTTCGTTAGCAATACAAGCTGCTTCTAATTCTTGAGCAGTCATTGAGAAACCAATACCTTGGTTTTCATCTGTATCTAATGTGTAATCTGTAAATCTATCTCCGATGAAGTTAGATACATCACACTTAGGGTTAGCAATGTTAGCTGTAACTGCTGATTCTAATTGGCGAGGAGTGTAAGTTAATCTTACAGTTCTAATCTTTCCTCCGCCTGGGGCTACTTCTTGAGTAAGGCCGATATTGTTTACTGGAGAGTTTACGAATTCAAAGAATGGCATAAACTCATTAACTGGACAAGTCATAAAATAATCTGTCAGTTCTCTTTGGATGGTTGGACACGCTGTTAATTGTCCTAATACATACGACATAATAATTAAATTAAAATAAATGCACTTACATATTTCATATTGCCTTGTAAGTTTTCGGCACTTATTCCTTAATTATTGGATAAGGCATCCACGCACTTGCGATGTGTATATTTTGCCACAAGGGCAACTCAGTTAATACTGAGAAGCCGATGGGTGTATTATTCTTCCTCTTGGCCCTTCTGGAGCATTAACTTCAGCTTGTGTTACCACTCTCTGATTAGTTTGTCTGCCTCCATCTGGATTCATTTGGTAAATCTTATATTCAATAGCTTTATCCCTTAAGTAATCTTCTGGAGAGTATTGAACTCCAGCCTTGTTAGGATGGAATAAAGTCTTACCTTCTTTGTCAAAGATACTAAAATTATCATTTTCATCAAAATCAAACTTTACATCTGACATAATCTTTGTCTTGAAGCCTTCTTTACGAAGCTCATCTGCTTCTGGAGCATACTTAACAGAGTTAAATGCTTTCTCTAAATTAGAGTTTAGCTTTTGTTGTTTCTCTTTAACTACTAAACCAGTCTTAAATGATTCAAACTCTTGGTTAGCATTAGTAGCTTGGTTTTTCCAATTAGATGCTTCTTCACGAAGTAACTTTAATTGCTCTTGGTATTTAGTTTCAATTTCACTTGAATCGCCAGTTACCTTTGAACGCATATCGCCAAGCTCTTTTTCAAATTTGCCTTTTGCTTTGTCAGTTACTAAATCAAGTAAATCTTCAACAGATTTATCTTTGAAATCTCCAGCATCAAACTCTAAAGATAGTTTATCCTTAGCTGCTTGTTTAATCTTTGTTTCAATAGTCCCTAATCTTTTACCGATTAATGGGTTAATGAAATTTGGGTCTTTTGATAGTTCTGATTTGTAAACATCTTTTCTTGCGAATGATGAACCAAATGTTTCTTTTAAACTCTCTAATGATTCGATTGAATCTACATTAATGTCTAAATAATCAGACACAAATTGTTTTAATTCTTCTTCTTTAATTGGCATTTGTTAGTTCTTTAAGTTTATTAATTCCGTAAGTTTTCTTGTATTCGATTCCTTTTTCTTCTAAAATAGCCCAGTATTCCTCTTTAGTGAGTTCAACTTCTTCTGCTAAAATTTCAACGATTGGAGAATCATCTACTACTTCTTGTGGTTTTTCTAACTCTAAATTAACTTGAGCTAAAGGTTTTAATGGTTCTTGAGGTTTTATCTCATCTACGACAAGTTTATTTCTCCTCATATAGTCTGGCATTTCTGCGAGTTTTTCTGGGATAAAGACTACTGTTCCCTTCTCATTTAGGCATCTTACTGACATAAATATTTGTTTTTTCTTCAAATATAGGACTATATGTTTGGAAATATGAATATTTATACCTAATATTGTAGTTTATTACTATATGTTACTATATGGCAAGGGAACGCAAAAATAAAGACTGTATAACAGCAACAATTAAATTCTGTGGAGAAGCGATGGCTATCATTCACGCAAGACAAGCTAAGGCTCTAACTGAAAGTGGAGTTAAGATTAGTATTGAAACAGCAGTTAATAAACTTTTATTAAGCAAATAATGATTGTAAGGAAAAGAGAAATTGAAGTATTGTATCAAACACTTCATAAGTTAAAAGAGTTTTACTCTAAAAAGTACGATGTTAATATAAACAAAGTAAACTTTATTGTGCAAAGTACAGTTATCTTCGTGATGATTGATGGAGTACATAAAGAAGAAATCAGAGAAATTAAAGAACTTAAATCTTTATAATCCTAATATTTCTATCTCTGCTTTTGTAGGGGTAAAGTTACCATTTTCAATGTTTCTTTTGATGACATCTACTGGTGTAGCAGATATGGCATTAGGAAGTATAGAATGGTTGCATCTATAACCTCCAGCGTAAACAAATATTGTCTTGCTATCAGTTGCTGGTATTTTACCATCCCATTGCTTTAAATCTCCCCAAGCTTCCACTTCTTTTTTATGGTAGTATTTACCGTTACGAGTAATGCAGAATTGTCTTGAATCTTCAACAAGGCCACCTCTATAAGCATACCATTCTACATCTAAGTCTTGAGCTATGTTATTAGTATATCCTCTGTCAGCTACTGCGAAGGTATCAAAAGCCATTTGTTTAGCATAACGATACAATCTACCCTCTAACTTGTTTCCGTTGATTGTACCGCCTTGTATGGCTTGGCTGATAGCTTTAACTGTCTTGCCGTAGGCATCTCCAGCAACTACTGCATCTGTTAAGATATTCTTTACTGGATTGTATAGATTAGAAGTTAAATAAGCTTGTCCAGCCATTAATTCAAATGCTTGTTGTCTGCTTACCTCTAATGCTTTTAAGTTAAATGAAGATACCTCAAACTCTCCAAAAGCTTTCTTAAAGAAGTCATTAGTTATCTTTGCTTGTTCATCAAATTCTTTTAAGAATACTGAAGTAAGCGAAAGGTATTCTGAAGCCTTAAATATCTTTTTTAAATCATCGTTAATATCTTCAATGATTGATAAGTTAGCTTGAGTTCTTTTTATGTTTCCGTTCTCA